ATGCCTTTACGCGAGCTTTGGAGAAGGAGCATTAGATGAATGAAGAATTAATATAAAAAGATTATTGTAATATGGGACAATATATTAAAGACTGTGGCGATTGTAAGTTTTACTGCAATGGATCAGATGAAGATGATCATGATTATTGCGGCAGAACAGGTGAACCTGTAGAATGTTATGAGGAAGTATGCGAAGAGTTTGAAGAGTAAATAATAATGGAAGATGTTGAATACGAGTGCAATGAATGTGCATTCTTCAGGTGTGGTAATAATGATGGCTTGTGCGTTATAAGAGAGGCACAGACGGAATGTTGCGAGTCGGCGTGTGGTGACTTTGAGGCGGCTGGATAACTGATTATTTAATATCTTGTAGAGGCAGACTGTTTATTCTGGTCTGCCTTTTGTTGTGTAAAAGTTGTTATTCAAATGGATTGAATGGTGATTGAACGATAATTTGAATGTTTTTTATCTTATTTTGTGTGACGAAACCAAAAAATTGTAAATTTGTACAAAAATAGAACACAACATTATGAGCGAACAGATGTTAGAGTTGATCAAAACTAGAACTATCTTTCTGAAGGAAGGACAAACATCAGGGGAAGTCGTCCTTGTGGATGAGGTAGGCGGTAATATGTATTTCACATTTTTGCTGAAGTACATAAATAAGGAGGGGACGGGTAGAACTCATTTTGGCGTTATTGATGATTACCATGCCTCCATGACAATTGAGACAAAACCAAATTCTTTTACTCAATTGGATGAACCATTGGAAATAGGCACATATCAAAAAACTCGGACCCTTTACATTGATGTTGCGGTTGAACCCTGTATGAATTCAGAGGAACGACTTCATCGTGTGACCGTAAGTTTTTATACAAACCAGACAAATGAGGTGAAAGATGGCGTTAAGTAGGAAAAATGGTTTGGTCGTTGTTGAGAACACGATCTCAAATACGGGTGTAAATCTGATAACCATTACAGAGGATAAATTGCGTATTATTCTCATGGAACACGAGACCAAGATGAAGAAATCTCATGATTGGTTTGCAGCATTGGGCTTTTTTGCAACGGTTACGATAACATTATTTACTTCTGATTTTCATGAGGTATTCGGTTTAGACCCGATAGTTTTGAAGACAATATTTTGGATATTATTTTTTGTATCATTGGGTTATTTGGGGTATACGCTAATTAATTCGATTTTCAAAAAGGATAGTGTTGATAGCGTTATTCAAGACGTTAAGAATGATTCAAAAACGAAGTGATAATAAGAGCATAGTTTTGGGAGGCTCCCTTTGAGGAGCCTCCCAATTATTTTATGTAAACCGTGTTAAGATGAAAGCGTGAACCCTTTGAAAATCCGTAACTTTGGATATTGAATTATCAGTATGCCAAGAGGACGAAACAAGGAGCTCATCAAGGCGAGGAATGAAAAAATCGCCCAGAGGTGGTATTATTGGACCGAGAAGCAGCGGCTGCGGTTCGATGATGCCATGAAAATCTTGTCGCAGCAGGAGTTCTTTCTTTCGGAGGACAGAATCATGTGTATTCTTCGCTCGTACATAAAAGAGCATCCGGAGACGGAGATGACCACCCACACCAAAATCAAAGCGCCTAAACTGACCGCTGAGCAGTTGTCGCTATTCCAGGAATAGTTCCTCGGTTATATTCACGTTGAAAGTGGACTCATAGACTTTGACACGTCCTGCCAGAGGGTAAGCCCTTGCCTGTGTCCTTTGCATCGCCGAGACATCATCCCCGAAGCAATAGCTATGGAGGGCGCAGACGACCTTCTTGTTTATGGCCAGTCTATGTCTCATTTGTTCAAAGGTATTGTTGTTCTCGATGGATGAGTAATGCGAATCCTCGTCGCACTGAAACGCCACCTTGATTGTGACGGTCACGGTTCCTCTCTGTATGTCTGGAAACTTCTCAACCTTATAGTCCGTTGTGGACGCATCGATAAGGCAGCATGGGAAAAGTATCGGATAGGCATACCTGTCATCATATTGCACAGGATATAGTTGACCAGTATCCTCATCGATGTGTTCCAGTTCCGGAACAATCTCGCGGAGCCTTTCCGCGATTCTTAAATAAAGTGATTCCATTTTATGAATTTATAATGCGTAAAACTTCTTTCTCGACATAAGCGGATATCTTGGCATCAAGTTCGGCGCTCTGCCCCATGAACTGCCTCTGGGGGATGTTGATGGTCAATGTCTCTTTCTTTGTCAATGCCAGTCTTTTCCACTTTTCGGCCTCTCCGGAGTCCGGAAGGTTGCCAGCTGATTGCGATGTCCCGTTCTTTTGGCCTTTTCGTGGCTTCTGGGCGCCTTTTTGCTTGCCTTTAAGCTCATAATACTTCGCCCATGCGAAACGCCTCATTTTGGGCGTTATCTTGGGATGGACAGTTCCTCCCTCATTGTGTATTGCGGCATAGACCACATCATTGAATATGGTGACCTTAGCTATTCCCGGAGTGTAGTTTATCGAGCTGAACAGGTGGTTCCGTGAGGACATCAGTGTCTTGTATTGGGAATCCGCCCCGGATTCTCCTGAAGAAAGGCGTTTCGCCGGTGGCCACGGATGCAGACCACCATTGACGAATCCTCCTTGGCGGAAGTTGTCCTGGAAGTGCTGCTTGGCATACTTGCCGGCAACGACCGGGAGTTTCCTCGATATGAGCTGTTCAATCTCCTTTTTCATTCGCTGTATGTCCGATTCAAGTTTGTCTGCCATTTGAAAACCTTTTGAAAAACATTTGAATTCTAAATAATAAGCGCTATATTTGCGCTAGCCAGTAATGGTTAGCGTGTGCTACGGCACGTCGTATCGCGGAGGG